CATCATCAATAGGAAGAGCCTTGTCCTGTATAGGATTATCAGGTGGTGAGTATGCTTCTTCCTTTGAGGTTGACAATGCAGTCAACAACAAAGCTGAAGCACCACAAGAAGATGTTCTTTTGATTGAAGTTTTTGCTACGTTTGTTGAGCAATGCAAAACAGAGAAAGCATTAATGGATTGGTGGAAAACTAATAGCAAAGCAATTAACGAAAGGAAGTCTACTAATAGACTAACTTATGATGCAATCGTTAGTATATTTGCTAAACGTAAAGAAGAAATCAAAGAAGAAAACAGTGCATCAAATCATAAACCAGAAGGAGATAGTGGTAATGAATGATTTTAAAGAGAAACCCAAAGATAAGAATGGTCAAACCATATGGGGTAAGCCTAATAGTGGTAGAATATTTGCTAATAAATATAAAACAAGTGAGAAGCATCCTGATTATCGTGGGAACATATGGGTTTCTGTTGATCTTCTCAAGCAGTTAGTTGCTTTTGCTAAGGACAATGACAGAGAAGAACCAAACTATATGAACGTAGGTCTTTACAAAAACCAAGATAAGAATGGTAATGATTACTTTAATCTTTCAATAGGAGAGTACAAATTCTATGAAAGAAAAGATCAAAAAACTCCTACAAACAACTCATCATCAGATGTTAAGGATGATGAGATTCCATTTTAGGAGGGGAGTATGGTTAGATTAAAAGGAACACCGAACCTCAACAAAGATATGAGATCGGTTACTGTGTTAGTTGATCCTGATGATTATAAAGAACTATTAGACAGAGCTACGAGAGAAGAAAGATCAGTTGCTTTCTTAGTTAGAAAGTCAGTTAAAGATTATATTAATAATCGGTACTACTCTCAAGCAGTTAATGATGCTCATGATTGGATCTCTAAGAATAAACTTATCAAAGGTAATGTTCAAATTGATGGCAAAGAATTTAGGCAATTTATTGCTGATGAAATGAAAGAGTCTTTGGATAATGACTAAAACTAAAAGGTGGTTGTTAAAGCAATCACCTTTTTTTTAAGGGGATAATATGGCTATATATGGAAATGATTACTTAGTTGCTTCTCATAATTTATGGGAAGCAATTAATATAGTGGAAGAATACACAGAAGAAAAATGGGAAAGAGCAAAGCCTGTTTGCCTTCGCAATAAGGTTGAAAAAGAATATGAAGATTATGTTAAAGATGGTCTGTCGTGGGATGATGAAACTCATGTCTCTGTTACAATTCAACTTGATGAAATTCTACATCGTGTAGAAAAAGAAATTAAAGAATTAATAGATGTTGAGGTAGATGTTGAAATAATAAAAGGATCAGCTTATGAGCCTGATGGATTCCTTATACACGAAGCTTGTTTTGTTTTAGGATTTACAAATGGTCAGATACCTCAAAAAGAACTTTCCTTATATCGAGTATCAGTAGAATGATTGATATAAAGAAAGGCGATTGCAGGGATGTCCTTAAAACTCTTGATGAAAAATCAATAAACACTTGCATCACTTCTCCTCCGTACTACGGTCTAAGAGATTATCAGACAGGAACTTGGGAAGGTGGTGATCCTAACTGCACCCATCAAAGAATGACTAAGATATCTAAAGATACAAGCACAGGTCATAGAGGAATGTATGATCAGGGCAATGTGGTAGGTGACGCAATATATAAAACAACGTGCAACAAGTGTGGTGCAACACGCAAAGATAAACAGATAGGATTAGAATCAACCCCTGATGAATATGTTCAGCAAATGGTTGAGGTCTTTCGTGAAGTCAGGAGAGTCTTGCGTGATGACGGAACAGTATGGTTGAATCTTGGAGATACATACTCCAACTTCAAAGACTCTAAAAGTACACCCCAAACTTTATCCAAAGGCACACAGTCAGCACAGGCAAATGAAATAGATGAAGGACTGTCTGTGTCCAGAGATCCAAGAACATTAAAACAAGCAGGGCTAAAGAACAAAGATTTAATCGGCATACCCTGGCGAGTTGCTCTTGCTTTGCAAGCTGATGGTTGGTACTTACGACAAGATATTATCTGGCACAAGCCGAACCCTATGCCTGAGAGTGTAAAGGACAGGTGTACTAAATCTCATGAGTATATTTTTCTTCTCTCAAAACAACCCAATTATTACTATGACTATGAAGCTATAAAAGAAAAAGCAAAAGGAGAGAGATGGGGAGGGAACAAACCAATCAACATGAATAACACTAAAGATATTGAAAATCAGTTTAGTGGATTAACAAGAGAAAGAAAGATGTTGTTTGACGAAAGAAACAAGAGATCAGTATGGACTGTGAATCCTAAGCCCTATAAGGAAGCACACTTCGCAGTGTTTCCTACAGAACTTATAGAACCCTGTGTTCTCGCAGGATGTCCAGAGGGAGGCACAGTATTAGATCCCTTCGGAGGTAGTGGAACAACAGGGCTTGTTGCTGACAGGCACAAAAGAAATGCAGTATTAATAGAACTTAACAATGACTACATTGATATTGCAGAGGACAGACTCAAAGGTGATGCACCTTTGTTTTCAAATATACAAAGATCAAAGTGAAGAGATGATAAGACCTACAACTATACCAGCAACTCCACCTAAACCTAAAAGAACATAGCAAGCATATCGGAAATTACTCCAGATAAATTTCAAGCTATTCTTTCTGGCACGAAGAAACTTCTCAACATCATCGAGAGCTTCCATTGCTTTCTCATCAAGATCAGTCTTGTCAAGAACATACTCCTCAAGAATACTTTTGTCTTCTCTGGCAATATGATCTGCTAACTCAGCAGTTTGTTTTTTCTTTCTTCCCATAATCAACTCCTAGTTAAAAATAAAGGGGTCTTATTACCCATCCACGCACCCTGAACATTGTATTCAAAGTATTCTTCTGCCATTTCATGATCCATACCATCTCTTTGCATTAAGATATCTATGCACTTTTGCCTGTCATACACCGCATAAAGATTGGTAAACTGTTTACCTAATCCAATAAACGCATCCTCAAAACCATCTGCTAAAAGAATTATATCATTATCAAGATCATACTCTTGCTCCAGCTTTTCTGCCAAATTAGAACTCATAGTAACTACTCCCCCTTAGTTAAGCACTAAACTCATGTGATGTAACTGACATCACTTCTTCTTGAAGAACTTAGCTGCACCACGAAACCCAAAGCTGGCACTCACGATTATACCCAGCGTGTAGCGATACCATTCAGGTGCAGTATCTAAAGCTTCAAACCCAGACTGAACAATCGCCCTTCCCCAATCTCCACAGAAAGCAAGAATGAGAGGTACTGAAAATAAAAGAACCAGCCATTCATCTTTCCAAGAATCTTTTGAGGCTTCTGCCATTGTCTGATCCCAGTCTATTTCTCCAGTTGCCATCTTAGTTTTACGTTTCTCAACAGCAACCTTTAGCTCACCTTTAGCTTTGGTTTCTTCGACTTTGTTATTCATCCACGCTGTTGCAACACCACCAACAGCACTTATGATTCCACTAAATATCATACCCACTTCTCCCTCTTGCCACCATCATACCATCTGGCATGACCTTCTTCGACTAGCTTTTGACATATGTTATCACCATCACACGTGAAAGGTGTACCTAATATCCTACCGTATTTACCTCTCTTATCGAGAGAAGTTTTCATTGTAAAATCTGTTTGAAGGAGTACCGTCAATCTGGCTTTAGCTAATAAACCTAGTTTCTTTTCCTCAAGATTTCGAGTCCGACTCTCAGGAGCATTGATCTTCTCTAGCCTGATGCGTTGCTTCTTGAGACATACCCCAAACCCAAGATCAATATCGACATCAATGGTATCTCCATCAACTACTTTTACAAGTGTACAATTATATACAAATGGTTGCATTGTCATTACACCCTTCCAGAAACAGAACGGACAAACTCCTGAACACTAGCTACCACATGAAGTCTATTGCCTGTTGCCGCTGTTGCTTTTAAAATTTCAGTTGGTTGCAGAGTTAAATTTCTACTTAATAACTCTACTGTTCCATTCGCACCAACAGCCGCAACTTTAAATAAACTAAACACATCTGATCCATTCGTCAGAGTAAGTGTTATTGTATCAGCGTTACCTGTATCTTCAGATACAAGGATAGAATTAACGACAGAAAAAGCTACTGTTGTTGGTGATGTATACAGGACAGTTGCTCCTGTTCCTGTTAAGTCTAACTTAGCGTTGGTTGCTCGTTGTATATACTGAGCATAACTATCTATATGCACTATCCAAACCTTTGCTTCTGTGACTTAGGAGGAGTTTTTTTTTTAGCTTTCATAATTATTTCCTATTCGATAGAGCAAAGTACCCACCAACACAGCCACTCATAGCAAGATACTGAGTCATAATAATAGACTCCGCTTCAGCCATTCTCTCAGGTTGAAACAAAGTCATAATAGTTGTCAGCCCCATTAGAGTAATTAAGAACCAACACATATAACGTCTGTTTGATTGATGTTTCGTTACATCAAACTTAGGATCTTCATTCATTAGTTCTTGCTCACTGGTGTTCTACCATCCTCATAAGCCTCATTTATATGAGGAGTATTGGGATCGTCAGGAACAAAACGACCTTTATCATCTCTGGATCTTTCACCCGTAGGCTCACCAAACAAAAAAGTTTTTATATTTTCTAACCAACTCATGATCTACTTCTCCCTCTATTTTTCTTTGCACTAGTTAATGCAATAGCAATAGCTTGGTTTTGTTTATAACCTTCTTTCTTGAGTTTCTTTATATTCTTACTAACCGTTTTCTGTGACTTACCTTTTTTTAATGGCACTAGACTGCTCCTTGTATAGCGTTCTGATAATCAATCATTGAAGCGGCTTGCTCTAATTCGTTTGCTATTCTCCCACCTGAGTCTGCGTAAGTACCTGTCCTTGCTCTTTGTCTTTCAGCTTCTGCTCTCATGACAGCAGGATCATTTGTTTCTTTATAATTATTAACGATTGCTTCTTCAAAACTTCTAAATGCAGGTGACTGTACCCACTCAGCTTCAGAGAAGCCAGCATCTATAGCTTGACGATATTGATTGGAATACTCTTCGTTAATACCTGATCTATCTCTACCTGATAAATCAAATGTTTGTTGGACATCATAAGATCGTGGAGCAGTTTCTTCAGGTGCAGTGTCAGTTGTTTGGGTTTCTGGTGCAGCTGTGGCTGCGTCTGCAGCCGCAGCTTCAGTATTATTTTCTGTAGTTTGGGTTGTTTCCTGCGTTCCATCTGGTGCTAAAGCACCTATACCTACAAGATATTCTTTTAGTTCTGGTGTCATTGGTATCTTCACTTCACCCACACCACCTTGTAAATCAGAATCGCCTGGGTATTGGAAATAATATTCACCATCTCGTTCTACAATTCCTTCTCCTGTACCCCCTAAGTTACTAAAGAAATTAGTCATGTCGTTTGTAACTGACCCATCAGGAGTAGTTCCTGTGGGTTCTGGGTCAGACTCCTGTGGAGTAGGTTCTATAGGTTGATATGTAACTTGATCTGCTGGAACACCCCCTATGAAATCATATCCACCTGGCGTTGTACCGTATCTTTGATAAGGTAAACTGCGAGGCATCCCATAGTAAGAAGGTATTCTTGAGAATATAGATGACCCAACACCCATTGGAAAACTACCGATACCCATACTGTAAGACGGAGGCAAGGCTCGATAAAAAGAAGGAGGCTCATTGAAACTATTTTCTTCAGGAGTTTCAGGACCGAGTTGATTTAATCTTCTTTCTATAGCTTGTGTAATTCTTCCAGCAGACGGAGAGTAAAGAGATCCTTCAGTTGACCTTTTTCTTTGTGCCTCTAAATCTGTGTTCAGTCTATCCCTATCTGTCAAATCTCCTATAGTATTAATTAATCTATTTTCAAAGGATCGAAATTGAGGACCTGCTACAAACTGTTGCTCATCCCCACCTCCTCCAATGTAATCATTAAAGTTTTGGGTATATTCTTTTGTTATATCATCAAGGGTTTGTGCTGTTGGTCTAGGGGGTTGTTGATTAAAGCTTGGCATAAACTGTCGTGATCCAAAATATCTTGGAGGACTATACCCATATCCTGCTTGATATGGATTTTGATATGGCGTAGGAGGAGGAGGCGGTGGTTGATTGTAAGGATTACCGAAAGATCCTATTCCTCCAGAATAAGGATAACCAAGATTAGAGTTAGCCATAGGAAAGCCACCCATAGGGTTCGGACCATAATACCCTGCTGTATTGTTAGGATAACCTCCTCTTTGATAAGGAGGAATTGATCCTTTAAAACCAGTCTCACCAAAAAATAATGAATTACCACCACTTCCCATAATATTTATCCTATATAATCTTCGCCAGTTTCCATCATCTCAGCTAATCGAGAAGATCTTGAACCGACTTGTTTTGCCCATTTACTATTTAACATCTCATCAGTTGCGTCTAACCAGTTTCCTTTTTCAAGGGCAGACAACATATTAACAAATCCTTTGAGTCTTGGCATCCCTAAATTAAACATCATATCAATCAAGACCCTTTGCCTTATGATGTCTAAGTCTTTAAACCAATCAAAGTTTTCATGTAACTCCTTGATACATATACGGATATCACTGTTCAGAAGGTAATCAATTTCTTCCTCAGACAACCCTCTCTCTTTAAGGTTACGACCAACTCCTATGGTCTCGATCCCTTCAGTATCAAGATATACTTTCTTTTCTACACCCTCATGCAACCTTAGTTGAGCATGAAGTTTCCCATTTAAAAGTTCATCATCCATATATTTCTTTCCTTATTTCTGGAAGTAAATAAGTTAATGAGTTCCTTTGTATATTAATGTATCTTATTTCATCTCTTTTTTGATCTTGACTCATATTGCTATTTCTTACTTGCGTTTCTATTTGTCTTAGTTTTTTTAATTCAGCATCTACAGAGTCAGCATAATCTTTATATTGATAAAGTTTTTCCTGCTCTTTTGTAATCGGTAACTCTTTGCCAAAATTCTCACTTAAATCCTTTATGGAATTACTAACTTGATCTATAGCTTGTTTTAATTCATAGAATTGATAGAGAGTACCTGTTGGTTCTGAAGGTAAAAATACCTCACGAGCTAATGGATTTGATATACTTCTTTCTAACTCACGAGTTGGCGAGAGTGGACTACCTGTAAACTTTTGCAATATAGTATTTAAACTAAGAGTTGCTGTTGCTCCTAAAGGTCCTGCATATCCTTGAATTAAGTGATCTATTTTTATTGGCGATAAATTTAACTGCTCACCAAGTATCTTTGCAAACTCAGATGTGCTGGATTTTACTCTTAAAGGAGGTAGCTTACCCTTTACATAAGGACTTTCTATTGGTTGACCTGTAAACATATTGTAATTATTTTGTATTTCATAAAGAGGTCTAATTACTTGAGGTACAATATTAAGACCAAAAGAAGATTGTGCATTTCTTACAAGAGATTGCTTTAAATCTAAACTACTTTCCTGATCAAAAACATATTGCAGTATACGTTCTGGCAAGACTTTAAATATTGTGCCTAACTCAAATGAGATAGGAAATTTAAAAGGCTTTACGTCTTCAGGTAAACCCATTGTCTTTGGTGTTAATATATAATTCATATCTCTTATTTGAGGCGGTTGATTTTTCCAATCTTCGTCATCATGCTGTAGCATCCATAAGACAGAAACAAAGCTAGTGATTGCCATTCCTCTCGCCCAAAAAGCAAGGAGAGTTTTTTTAGAATCAGGTCTTCCTGTGTCGGTACTACCTAACCCAACTCTCATTAAATCTATACCTTGTATTCGTGCATTTATAAAAGGTAAAGTAGCTGTAAACCATCTAAGAACATTTTGATTCGCACCTCTTCTAGCATAGTCAATAACCTGCCTTCCTTCGTAAGAAGCTTGTACCCAGTCTCCAGTTTCAGCTAAAGTTTTTTGATACACTTTAATACGCACTGCGGCATCAGCGGCATTTGAAGCATGACCTGACCAATCCCAAAGCTGGCTGATAGGTCGAGTAAAGAAATTACCAACAGGTCCTCTTTGTTGTTTCTCCATACTTTTCTGGACAACCTTTGACATATTTTCATAACTACCTCTAAAGTCATAGCCACCAAAACCCATAGAACCTCTAACAGCTCGTGCTGATTTAGAGGCTGTTGGACTTATAGCTTCACCAAAGCCTTGCCATCCAGATATAACAGGTTGAATATTTCTGCCTGATGTTTGCCAAGCCGCAAAACTATCTCTGTTAAGTGATTTAATAATAAAGTTAGGCATCCGTGTTACAGCTTCACGCAAAATATAAGTTGGTTGAGTAAGCCAATACCCTACACCCTGAGCCAAAGGTCTAGTTTCTGTAGTCAACATTGATAAAGCCTGAGCCATATCCTGATCATAAACAGAGTAATATCGAGTTTTACCTCTTACTCGACAAGAGGAATAACCTGGTTGCATTTTTGTTTTACGTTCAGCAGTTCCTTGCAACTCCATAATAGCTAGAGTTCTTTGCAATGCTACGTTCTTCATAGATGAAGATACTATTGTGTCTATGTTCTGTATAAGGTTTTCTAAGAAATTACCTAGAGGTCTACCTGTTACTCGTACAGTTACATCAGCATCTGGATTTAATTCTTGATATTCTTTACGGATATTGTTTGCTAAATCCTTTGTTGATATAGGTCTTTGGTCACTAACAATTTTATCATTCACAAATATTCTATACGTCTGACCTGTTCCTAATAACTCTGGAACTTCTCTTAATTGTTTTTGTTTCTCAGGAGATATTTCATCTTCATTAATAATTCCATCTATTGTTAGTTTAGGAAAATTAACTGATGTTCCAAAAAAATTTTTACTTTCATCACCCTCTCTTACAAAAGAAACATAATCTGAGTTTTCTAACCAAGTATTAATTTCATTTTGAGATAATGTGCCAGAGGTTAATGCTACGTTATTAAGAAAATTTCTATTCCATTCTAAATATTCTTGTCTTACTTGCTCAAACTCAGGGTACTTTTCCCCCATACGCAAACCATTCTGAATATCTTCTTCATTAAGAAGACGCTCTCTGCCTTCACCGATTAATCGTCTTGCTCTTATTGCGGCTAAGTAAAGTTGAAACTCTCTAAATTTTGTACCTATAGGTTGAAATATTTTAACAAGAGGTTTTCCCCCTCCGTCTTGCTCAGATACAACCCTGAATCCACCCCTGCCATCAGAGTTATACTCTGGTTTTCCTCCGTCAAACCACATACTTGATTGAAATATTTTTGACCTATCTGAGTCAACAGCCGCTGCCATAGCACTTGTTCCAGCCCTGACTTCTATTCCTATCTTTCTTCTATAGTCATCAACCTCCTCAAGATTTGCATATTGATTTGCTGCCTGTATTCTAGCTGTCCTAATTAAAGAATTAAATCCATCTTTCGATGTAATGCTTTGCAATCCATCTAATATAGTACGACCAACACTTTTATTTTGTTTGCCTGACATTGAGACTTTATTAAGCGTTGCTTGTTCTGATTCTGTTAAATCAGGATTAGAGGTCTGTATACCATTAGATCGTAAACTAGCCATAGTTTCAGGAGGAGATTTGTATTTTTTTAAATCTGGATTTACCCCAAACTTAATGGCTGTCTCTCTCAGTGAAGCCATAACTGGAGGCTCTTCTCCTTTATTAACTTCAGACCTATACCGACCAATATCTTTTTCTATAACCTCTGACATTTTATCTCTAGGCGAGATAAATGATTTAGTTGTAGGATTCCAATTTTCATTTAAGTTTTTAATTTGATTGTTTGTTTCTATCTCTGCCTGTGGGAGAGCTTCTTCTAATGTAACAAAAGGTGTTACTTTATCTTTGGGTCGAGATGCTGTGATTGTTATTGTGTCATAAACATTATGTTCTTTTTTATTTTTAGACTTAGGATTTGTAATGATTTTACCAACCACATTGCCAACCTTAACCGTTCCAAAAACACTTGGTCTTAGTGATGGTTGATCTTGGGAAAAAACATCCTCATCAAAAGCAACACCTGTGAGT